CAAGACCTCCCTCGCTACCACTTTCCCCGCACCGCTGGTCGTCCGCACGCAGGGCGAAAGCATTCCGCGCGATATTCCACGTGACCAGATGCCCGACGTGCTGCCCGAAGAGCTGGGCACTGCTGACAACCTGTGGGCGGTGCTGAAGGCGCTGCGTGATGAGGATCACGCCTACAAGACGCTGGTTATCGACAGCTGCACCGGGTTGGAGCAGCTTTTCGTGTCAGACGTGCTGTCGCAGGACACCAAGGCGCGGGGCATCAATCAGGCCTTGGGCGGTTATGGCGCCGGCCCCGCCGCGGTGATGGCGATGCACATGCGCGTCCGCCGCGCCGTTGAGGCGCTGCGCAAGGAGCGTGGTATGCACACGCTGTTCCTGGCACACGCCGATATTGCGCGGATCGATCCGCCCGACTCGGACGGATACAGTCAGTATTCGCTGCGCCTGCCCGGCAAGTCGATGGCGCCCTATGTCGACAACGTGGATTTGGTCGGCTTTCTGCGCCAAGCCGTCATACTGAAGGGTGAAGAAGGGTCGAAGAAGGCTATCACCTCCGGTGACCGCGTGCTGGTGACGTACATGACCCCCGCCACTGTCGCCAAGAACCGCTTCGGCATCGAGGATGATTTGCCAGTGGAGAAGGGTGTCAATCCGCTGGCGTTTTTGATCGAGCCACGGCGTCGCGCAAAGCCTGTTGCCGAGCAGCAGGAAGAACAAGTTTCAGAAGAGGAGAATGCAGCGTGAGTTTCTGGCAGCTATCGACGGGCGAAAGCGCCGTCACCGACAGCAAGGAATACAGTGCAGGAGGCGGTGACTTTGACGTCATCCCCAAGGGCACGTCCGTCCTTGTCATGATTGAGGATGCTTCGTGGAAGGCCGGCTATCAGGTCGAGGAAGAATTCGTGAACCTGAAGGTTCGCGTCCTGAAGCCTGAGGGCTACGCCAACCGCGTGCTGTTCTTCAAGCTGTGGATCGGCGACTTGGACCCGGGTGTCAAAACCAACGGTAGTTTCGATCAGGCGAAGGCGCTGACGAAGCGCGACAAGCACCGCCTGATGATTATCGCGATCGACAACAACGCCAAGGGCAAGCTGGCGAAGCTGACCGGCAGCCCGACCAACGAGCAACTGGCGCTGGCGCTGACAGGCGCGCAGTTCGTAGCGACGCTGGGGGTTTGGGATAAGGAAGATCCCGAGTCGGGGAAGAAGGTCCCCGGCGGGAACTGGTTGATGTCCGCAAAACCGAAGACGGCGGAAGTTTCGCCGGGACCGGCGCCGGCCAAGGCACCGCCCAAGCGCCCGGCGTTCGAAGATGACGACTTGGATGACGACGTGCCCTTCTGATCCACTCGTTACCGGACCCTGCCTTCGGGCAGGGCGAGGATAAAGAGTGGAGAGATAGAGTGAGCAAGCAATCACAACGCAATGCGCGCGATAGGCAGCAACGCAGTATCTATCATGATCTGCCGCGCCATGCCCGTCAGGTACGCACAGGACATTTTGGTGAGTGGATCGTGGAGAAAGGCGGTAAGCCTTTGCACACGACAAATCAGTATGAGGTCGCGCGCTGGCGTTCGTGGTGCAAGCGTGACGTGGCGGTGCTTTACAAGAAGCAGGATGGCACGCTGACATGGACGCTTAGCGCCGCCGCTGATTATCGTGCCTTCATGCAGGAGTGCTACGGATGATCGAACAGCGTTCAGAGGCATGGTTTGAAGCCCGAAAAGGCCGCGTCACTGCCTCCCTAGTCGGCGCCATCCTCAATCATTCCCCCTACATGACCCGTGCGCAAGCAATGCGTTCGATGGTTCGTGATGCCTGCAACGCAGAGCGTGAATTTAAAGGCAATGCAGCCACTGAATGGGGCACCGCTATGGAGCCGATGGCAATCGGTGAGTTTGAGGATCGCACTGGACTGGTGGTGGAGAAAGCTGGCTTCATCACGCGCGATGATTGGGCAGGCTGCTCGCCTGACGGCTTGATTGGCGAAACAGCGGGACTGGAAACAAAATGCCCATATGGCATCCGCAGTGATCCCGCGCCTCTGTTTAAATCGCTAGCGGAGCAGCCGCATTATTACGATCAGGTCCAGTTTTCGATGTGGGTAACGGGACGTGATACGTGGCATTTCGAGCAATGGACGCCCTACGATCACGCGGGCGCCACAGTCACCACCGACCTTGCATGGCAGAACGATAACATCCCCGCCCTGCGACAGTTCTACGCCGAATTCCTGTACGAGATGCAGGAAAACCGCGAAGAGCATCTGACAGCGCTGCGCCGGGAGGTCGACACCCCCCAAGCCCACAAGATGGTGACGGAGTGGGACGAGCTGTCCGAAGCGATCGAGCGCGCCACCGAACGCAAGGCCGATCTGCTGAAGGAGATGGTTTCTCTATGCGGTGACAACGACGCACTGTTTGCTGGCCGCAAGCTGACGAAGGTGGAGAAAGAGGGTTCGGTATCCTATGCCAAGGCGCTGAAGGTGTTATGCCCTGGTGCGGACGTGGAGCCGTATCGGGGTAAGGCGTCGTCGCATTGGAGGTTGTCGTAAACGTGTTTACGCCACGCCCCTACCAGCAAGAAGCCATCGACGCCGCCAAAGCCGAACTGCGCCAAGGCGTCGATCCCATCCTGATTGAAGCCGCCACGGGTGCCGGCAAGTCGCTGCTGATCGCATACATCGCCGAATGGCTGCATGAGATAAGCGCGGGGAAAAAGGTGCTGTGCTTGGCGCCGCAGCGCGAGCTGGTGTTGCAGAATGCCGCCAAGTATAAAGCGCTGGGCGCGCCGTGCAGCATCTTCAGTGCCAGCGCCGGGGCCAAGTCCACGCGGCATCCCGTCGTGTTTGGCACCCCCGGCACCGTGTCGCGCAGCATCTCGCGATTCCTTGATGACTACTGCGCCGTCGTCATAGACGAAGCACACGGCATCACCCCGACGATCCGCGGCATTATCGAGGCGATGCAGAAAGCGAATCCGCGTTTGCGCGTTATCGGCACCACCGCCACACCATTCCGGCTAGGATCGGGCTACATCTACCGTATTGGCCCGAACGGCAAAGCCAATTCAGATGATACGTGCCGTGACCCGTACTTTCTGAAGTGCGTATATCGCATCGAAGCACCAGATCTAATCAGGCAGGGCTACCTTACCCAGCCAGTCATCGCCGCTACCGGCACCGAGGCTTATGACACCTCCAGCCTTCAGCTACAGCGCAATGGGCACTTCGCCGCCAGGGCGGTCGACCAGGCGTTTGTCGGGCATGGACGTAAGACAGCCAGCATCGTGGCCGATGTGGTGTCGCGTTCCAGGCAGGCGATGGGCGTCGTGTTCTTCGCCGCCACCGTCCAGCATGGCGAAGAGATATTGGCATCGCTGCCACCCAGCTTGTCAGCGCTTATCACTGGCAACACCGCAAATAGGGAAAGCATTCTAAAGCAGTTTGAATCCCGTCGGTTGAAATACCTCGTCAACGTCGGCGTGCTTACCACCGGCTGGGATTGCGCGCACGTCGACACGATCGCCATCCTTCGCAAAACAGAAAGCGTCGGGCTGCTGCAACAGATCATCGGCAGAGGTCTTAGGAAACATCCTGAGAAGCAGGAAGTCCGAATCATGGACTATGCGGGCAACATTGAAGAGCACTGCCCTGACGGAGATCTGTTCGCGCCGATCGTGAAGGCGAAAGGCGCAAAGGAAGGCGGCGGCGAAGTTAAAGCAGAATGTCCGGCCTGCGGCTATGAAAACGATTTCACGCGTCACAAAGATGCCGAGGGCTACGAAGTCGACAAGCATGGCTACTGTGTTGATGTATGGGGCGCGCGCGTAGAAACAGAATATGGCCCCATGCCCGCGCATTATGGACGGCGGTGCTTCGGTATGATCCGTTTACAGGATAATGATGGCAAGCACGAACGCTGTAACTACCGATGGACTAGCAAAGATTGTGAGGCGTGCGGTGCCGCTAATGACATTGCTGCGCGCTACTGCGTGGAATGCAAGGCAGAGCTCGTAGACCCCAACGAAAAGCTTAAAGCTGAATTTCAGGCCATGAAGAAAGACCCGCATCAGCCGCAGACGGATGCCGTGCTTTCGATGACACTAAAGGATTCAGTGTCGCAGAAAGGCAATGCCACCGTGCGCGCCGATTGGGTAACGCCCTACCGGACATTCTCAACGTGGCACCAACCGAACGCCACCTTTGCCAAGGGGCAGAGGGATTGGGCACGGTTTGACGAAGCAACGCGCCACGGCACGCCCGAGACAATCTCGTACATCAAGGAAGCTGGGTCCAGCTTCTACAGAATCTTGGCCTTTAACGAACCCGCAGACACCCCGGAGGAACTAGCCGCATGAAATTCCCCTCGTGGCTGATGGTCTATGGCGACCAGAATTATCGAGGCGCCTGCCCCAAGGAGGATGTCGAACAGGTGTCGCTGTTCAACCGCATCCGCAAGGAATACCCGGACGATTGGGGGCGGTTAGCGCTGCACCCGCGAAATGAAGGCCTAAAGGAGAAAGGCCAATTCTCCACCGTCATGAAACACGCCGCCGAAGGTATGACGCCGGGAGCAGCGGATGTTATCATCCCCGGCGCGCCCTCGTTTGTGTGTGAGATCAAACGCCGTGACCACGCGCTATCATCGTGGCAGCCGGGGCAACTGGCATATCTGGAAGCGGCACATAACGCAGGCGCGTTTTCCTGCGTAGCACTAGGGGCATTGGGCGCATGGGAAGCCTTCACGAAATGGGTCGAGACGCAGAAGGCATCGTAAGGCCAGTTTCTTGGTGGCTTACCGAGCTGCTGGAGGGCCGCAAGGGGATGGACGAGGTGCCGGCTTCAGTGCGTAGCTGGTCCTCGTTTTTTGTGCATCGTGCGGCGCTGGGGATTGTGTTGCTGGGTAGCCGTGAGGAGCGCTTGGAGAGGCTGGATCAGGCGCCGCCTCGGATGCGCCCCTATGTCGAGGAAGAGATTGCGCGGCTGTGGCCCCTGAGGAAACAATTACGCAAGGCAAAAGAAAACCCTAGCGGTTAGGCTAGGGTTAGTTGATCAACATGAGAGATGCGCGATCCTTCTAGCGCCTAAACAGCGTCTGCGCAACCAGCCTGCCGAGGGTCCACGAAAACCCCCGCAGGAACGTCCGCCACATATTACCGAGCATCCTTCTCTCCCTTCAACAACGCCCAAATCTCCCGCGCCTCGGCATGGTGGCTGGTGTCGCACCAGCTTGTGGTCGCCATGCGCTCGATCAGGGCTTCTATGCGCTGGAAGAGGGTCATGATTCAGCACCGGAAGCCGCAACCCACGCCAAATCTTCGGCGGACAAATGGGAAGCTAGAGTGCGGATTGCCTGCGCGGCATTTGCATCCGCCATCCGCGTTATCTCAGCCGACTGCTTGCACCAGCCAGCCCCCGGCCAATCTCGTGCAATCTTCCATACCTCGCTAAAGAAGGTTGCCTGTTGATCGCCAAACATGTCGCAAAACAGTTCAGCCAATTCGCGAGGTGTCAGATCATTAATCTGAATGGTTCGCTCAATTTTCATGCCGCACTCCCCGCCATCCGCGCCCGCCGCGCCTTCATCTCATCCACCCGCGCCAGCATGTCTTTCTCGGACATCGGGCGCGAACCGACTTGCCACTCGTCACGCCCGCGCCGATACACGTTGGCATAGCCCTGCTGACGAAGGTAGCGGGCAGCGTCGGCGAGCGGGCCGGTTTCGGTGGGGGCGGTGATGGCAACCGGCGCATAGGTGACGCCGAACTTGCGCTTGGCTTGGCTGGGGCGGATGCGTGGTTTCTTCTCACGCTTCGGGCGCTTCAGGCCATAATGCTGAACCCAGCGGGCGACCAGCTTCTTGCTAACGTTAAAGTGTTCGGCGGTCGCCACATTGGTGCAAGTCAACCAAATTGCCTCAAACTCATCCCGAGGTGGTGGCGGGAGATTTGGCTTGCTGACAATGATTTTCTGCCTGTGGAGCAGGTCGTAGAGAGAGGTGGTTGAAGCGCCCATGATTTTGGCTATTTCAATGCCGGTCTTGCCTTCTTCTTTCAGCGAACGCACTTGTTCGATCCGCTCGTCATTCCAGAACCTAGTCTTGACGACGCCTTGCTGAATGAGCTGATTCCGAACCCGCTGACATTCGTTGCGGCCGATATCGTAGCCTTCGCGGCGCAGTATCTGATAGCCGACTTCGCCGGCGTACTGCGTCATGATTTCGGTGAGGTATTCGGGGGTGGGGCGGTTAGTCATGATCCCCTCCCAGCGGCTCAACATAGAAAAAACCTCTGTCCTCGTCCTGATCGCCGTAAGGGGCATAGCGGCACAGCGTTGCCACCAGCGCCACCAGGATCAGTGTCGCCACCATGGCGTAGACGATGCATTCCTGTTGGAAGTCGGTCATGCCATTGCCTCCTTTGCAATGCGGGCGATCTCGTCGCGTTCGTATTTACTGGCGGCTGCATGACGACGTGCGGCTTCAGATGAAGCGGAAATCATCTTTTCAACAGCGCTTTCTAGCTTCACTCGGTCTGATCCGTATGCCAGCACGCGCGCCTTATCCCCACGCCGTTCGCGATAGGAGCCTTTAACTCGAACGGTTTTGTCGGTAACGCCGACAACCTCGGTGACCACCGGGCGGTAGTCACCATTCCAGATTGCGTAATCGCCTACCTTAATTGTCATGCTGCCCTCTCCTGTTCGATGATGTCTAGCTGTCGTTCTAGCTTGCCGATCGTCTTGAGCGACGGCGTGTTGGCGCTCTTGATCCAGCGCGTAATAACGGTGCCGGATACGCCCGCTTCCTTGCACAAGGCATAAAGGGACATCCTGGCGGCGAACGTGCGCTTGCGCACCTGCTCCATGAGCTGCTCTCGGGTTTCCATGCCAGCCTTATGGCGCGTGCGACAATGTGCGTCAAGCGCAATAAATGTGTTGACGACTGCCATTCACTATGCCACATACGCCCTCACACCCAGCGGCAAGCTGGAAGGAGATGTGAGATGGATTACGAAGTTATCGCCATCATTCGCGACAAAGACGGCACGAAAGCCCGGATTCGGCCGCTGTCCGGTTCTGGTTGGGAATCTTTCCAGATACCGCATCCTGTCGATATGGACCTCAATCCTGGCGACCGACTTTTGATTTCGGTCAACAAGCTGTGACCCACGCCGACATCGCCCACCTCGTCACCGAGCGCGAAACCCGCCTCGCCGCGATCGTGCGGAAGTATGACTTGGCACCCGTCAACGTGCCGCCGTTCTTCGCCTGCACGGCGCGCGTTATGGCGGTGATCGTGGATAAGCTGGAAAGGAAGATGGCGTGAGCCGCGCAGTCAGGGCCACGATCGCATGGCTTCTAGCCATCGCCACATTCTTAGCATTGGACTGGGCACATACCCGCTATCCAGACCAATTCTGGGAAGCGTGCAGGTATGCGGCTTGGATCATATTCTTGGCTTGGACGTGGTGGGTGGCTTATGTTCTTTTTGGAAAGAAAGAAGCATGACCGACAACTTCGACATCATCGAAGCCTATTGGCGCAATCCGAAACCCTTCGAAGCCGAACGCGCCCGCCGCCTCGCCATCTTCAACGCCGCGATGGCGGCGCATGATGCGCGGATGCGGGCGGAGCAGGAGCGGCGGTGGGCGAAGGAGGAACGGGCATGAATAGGGATTGGTATAACGCGCCGTTGCAAGGCGGCTCAAGAAGCGCCCACGACTACGGCAACAGCGGCCCGATCGAGCCGATGCGGCGGGAGCGTGCGTGGTCGCTGGATTATGTGCTGACCGCGGCCACCATCTTTCTCGGCACCTTGGCGCTTGTCGCCTACTGGCCGTCGTGATACACCCACAAACAGATAGGGCTGGCCCGCTTCCAACGAACCAGCCCCGACACCGCGATGGAGGTCGCAATGCCTGATAGCAGCAATAAC